GATGAAGCCTTTGTCGAAGCCGCCATGCGTCACAAGGGCATGTATCGGCGGCCGATCCGCAACTACTACCGCAGCGAAATCATCTCGCTCGAAACCGAGCGGGAGATGGTGGAAATCTGGCATTACTACGACAAGAAGGCCGATGAGAAGACCGGCGCCACGCGCATCCATTACTGCGTGCTGCACCCGAGCGTGCCGGAAAACGTGGGCCTGAGCGAGTTGCTGCCGTATCACCATCAGCAATACCCGTTCGTCGAATTTGCCCGCGAGCGGGTGAGTCGGTGTCTGCTCGAAAGTCGCGGCGTGCCGGAGATTCTGGAGTCGGCCCAGCTGGAGATCAAAACCCAGCGGGATTATCGCAGCGACCGCGCTTCGATCAGCACGTTGCCGCCGGTGCGCGTGCCGGCCAATCGTGGCAAGGTCAACATGATCTTCGGACCCGGCGCCCAGGTTGCGGAACGGCGACCGAATGAGTTTGGCTGGATGGACCCGCCGCGATTCGACCAAGGCACCATCGAGATTGAGAACGCCACGCGGGCGGACGTGGACCAATACTTCGGACGATTCAGCGGCGCCGTGCCGCCGCAGTTGTCCATGCTCATGCAGCAAACCGCTGTGGATCGCTGGCTCCGCAGTTGCAAGGCGCTGACGGCCCAGGCGTTTGCCTTAATGCAGCAATACCTTTCGGACACCGAGATCCTGCGCGTCGCCGGATCTTTGCCCGCGCCGTTCCAAGTGAGCCGCGAGGCGATACAGGGCAAGTTTGACCTCACGGCGGAGTTCGATGTGCGTGACTTGGACAATGAATTTCTCGGCAAGAAGCTGGATTATATCGCCAAGTTGGCCGTGCCGCTCGACGTGGCCGGGGTGATTGACCGCGCCAGTCTGGTGAAGTTTGTCATGAGCGCCGTTGATCCGTCGCTCGCCGCCCAAGTGGTGCGCAGCACGGAAGCCGCCACGGCCGCCGAGGCGGAAGACGAGCAGCTGGCCTACACGAAGATCGCCGCGGGCACCGAGCCGCCGTTGCCGCAAGAGGGGATCAATGCCCAGCTCCGCTTGCAGGTCTTGCAAGGCATTGTCCAGGCCAACCCCGCCGTGCAGCAACGCTACGGGCAGGATGAGATTTTCCGCAAGATGATGGATGCGCGGATGCAAGCGCTCCAATTCCAACTGCAACAAATCCAAAACGCGCAGATTGGTCGCGTCGGTGCCGCGCCCGCTCTGGCGCCCGCCGCCCCGGCGCCGATGGCCGCTTAACGCTATGAATCCGAACGTCCAAGTCCGCAACATCGCCGGCCTCAACATCCCGCAGCACGACCATGTGGCGTGCGCGTATTACGCCGGCACGAACAACTTGCAGACCGTGACCTACCGCGAGGGCGGCGCCACGGGGACCATCGTGGCGACGGTCAATTTTACCTACACCCCTACGCAGCCGCCGACCGCCAATGACGCGCTGCTGCTCAACGTCACACGTTCCTAATGGGTCTCCGCTACAATCCATTCAACGGAAGTTTCGACTTCACCAGATCGCCGGGGAGCTACCTCGACGGCGAAGTGGCGACGTTTGCGGATTTGCCGTTGGACACCGCCGCCGCACCGCTCAACAGCGCGTGGCTGGTGCGTGAGGCATCCGGCCTGTGGTTCCTCACCCGCAAGCCGGCGGGCATCTACATTCGCACGGCCACCGGCGGCACCGACCGCAATGCCGATTACACCTATGCGTCCGCTTTCCCGGACGTTTTCTCCGACGCCAACTTCACGCTCTACGATGACGCGGACAGCACCAAGAACGCGAAGTTCCAACTCTCCGGCCTCACCACCGGCACCACCCGCACGCTGACCGTCCCCGACAAGAGCGGCACCCTCGCCACGACCGACGCGGGAGACATGGCCAGCGGCACACTTGCCGACGCTCGTCTCTCCAGCAACGTCCCGCTCAAAGACGCCGCCAACACTTACACGCAAAACCAAACACTCAACGGCACGAACAATGTTGCGCCTAATCAAACGGGGGCGAGTGGGAGCAGCCTCATCACCCGCGATCTTGGCGATGCGCGGCACCCGCAAAAAATGACCGTAACAACAACGGGCGTTTCTAATTTTTACCTTGCCGATTTGCTAAACAGCGGCACAACAACCAGCGCGGGGCAGGCTGGTTGGGAGGGAGGCGTTATCTCTTTTCAAGCGGCCAGTTCTACCGAGAGGTTGGCATTTTGGCGCGGCGCAACTGGGGCCGTCGCCAACCAAAAAGCAAGGTTGGTTTTGCGCGGGACAAATGCGTTAAACCAAGGCATTTTCTGGTCGGCCAACTTTGCGGGCACGCTCACCATGCGTTTCCGCCTCAACCAAACGACCGCTTGCCAACTGACTGTCGGACTGTCTTCGCCTGCGGCAGCGGGTTCAGGCACCATCATCGACAAAATTGGAGCCTACTTGCGCTACGATGCCGCGACCGACACGAATTTCATGTTCCAAAACGGCGCGACAGCGGCGAACGCTGTGAGTAGCGGCGTGGCCGTGGACACAAACTGGCACGTTGTCCGTATTCGATTTGTCAGCACGACCAGCGTGTTTTACTCGCTTGACGGAGGCGCAGAAACGCAGGTGACGGTTTCGACCGGTAGCGGCAGCGTGTCGCCAGCATTCTTTCTGATGACGACAGCAAACACTGACAAAACGGCAGATTTTTCCGCTGTGACAGTGGAGGCAACAACATGACCCTCCGCCTCTCCAACAACGCTCTGACCCGCTACGTCACCCGATCGGGCTACGCCGCCGCCGAACTGGTGCCGCTCGACGGCGCGCTGGGCGAAGTCGCCGAGGCACTCCTGCGCTGGCTCGGGCTGCACCTGACCGCGACCGAAACTCTGGTCGATGTCGTGCTGGAGCGCAGCGGGCAAATCGCCACGGCCTACGAGACGACCATCGACGACGAAGGCAACGAGACGCAATCGGCGACCGCCTTCCGTCTAACCCTTTCCGCCGCCGTAAGCGTCACCGCGCCGCTCGGCTCTCGCACGTTCGTAGTTTGCAGCGAGAGCCTGCCGGACGCATTGCGCGATGGGCTGCTGCAAACATGGGAGGCGCTGCAATGAGGACAGTCACTTTACAATCGATCTTGCTCCGCGCTTGGCAGCGGGCGGGCAATGACGGCTCGGATATTTCCAATATCCCGACCGGCAGCCGGACGATGATGGTGGCGGCGGCCAACGAGCGCATTGCCGACTGTTGGGAATGGGCGGATTGGCCGGAGCTGTGCCGGGTGGAATCGCGCACGGTGCAGGGCGACACGACGAATGGCTTTTATATTGACTACGAGCAGGTGGGCGAGACGGCGATGGGCGAGGTTTTTAAGGTCTATCGGGACAACCCGGCAACGCATGTGTCCCCGCGGGAGATCGGCTACACGCTGCTCGGAGACGCGATCCGCTTTCCCGAAGCGACCAGCCTGCCGACGTCGGTGTGGGTGCGCTACCGCATCCGGCCCGAGACTTACACGACCAGCAACCTTGCGGCGACCGTGCCGGCGGTCTTGAGCAAAGCCGTCGCGTATCTGCTGACCAGCGACCTCCTGGAAGAAGATGGGCAGCTCGATAAAGCCCTGCTCATGGAGCAGAAGGCCGAGAGCGAGATGATTTCCCAGCGCGACAAATACGTTTTCCAACAGGGCCAGCCCACGATGTGGACCGCCCGCATCAACCACTACTAATCCTATGGCACAACCCAACGTAAGAACTACCAACCGTCAATCCGGCAGCATCCTGATTGCCAATACCAATCAAGTCACCGGCGAATTTGTGAGCATCGACAGCATCGACGCAGCGACCAAGTTTGAGGTGTTGACCGGCAACGCCACCGGCATTGCCAACGTCACCAGCGGCAGCGCCACCGCCATCCCGGTCGGCACGACCATCGACGGCATCTTTACCGCCATCAAGCTCCACGCCGGCGCCGTGATCGCCTACCGCAAATAACGCCATGAGCCTGCTGCAAAGCCAGATGACCACGGTGGAGCGCGGGGTGCTGGGGACGTTTGCCAGCATCGGGTCGGCGGCCGTTTCGATGGTGTCGCAGCTCGAAGTCTATCTGCGGGTGGCGGGCCTGATCGTCGGCCTCGCGGTCGGCGTCGTCACCTTACTTTCGGTCCTCCACGACCTGAGAAACAAACAAAAGCTAACGAAGCAAACGAAGGAATAACTATGAGAAACTGGAAAACCACCACCATCGGCATCCTCACCGCCATCATTGCCACCGCCACCGGCGCCCGCGAGTTCCTCGCCACCGGCAGCGTGCCGGACATCGGCCTCATCTCCGCGAGCCTCATGGCCGCTTGGGGTCTGATCATGGCCAAAGACAATGATGCGCGGCTCTAAGCACATCGCCGCCGCCCTGCTGCTCGCCGCCTTTGCCCTGCTGGGCACGGGCTGCGTGACGGTCGGCTATGACTTCCTCAAGCAGCAGGCGACGCTGACCTACACTCACCCGCCCAAGACGGACGGCTACAAAAAGTAAGCAATGTGGACGTGGATCAAGAGACTGTTTGGCGGCAAATCCGCGGCTGGCCCTGCGCCTGCCTTGCGGAACTCGCCATCCGTATCCACGCCCACCTACATACCCGCCGCGCCAAGGAAGACCTACGACGAGCGCAGGCTGAACACGCCGAACGTAAGCGAGCGCAAGATCACCCCGGAAGCGGTGATCCTGCATCACACGGGCGGCAGCTACAACGGCAGCGTCTCCTGGTGCATGAACCCGAATAGCCAAGTGAGCTATCACGTCATTATCGCCCGCGACGGCCGCCGCACTGTGCTGGCCGACGACACGGCCCGCACTTGGCACGCTGGCAAGAGCGATTGGCTGGGGCGTCCGGATCTTAATTCGTGGAGTCTCGGGGTGGCGTGGGAAGGCGACACGCACACGACGCCGCTGGGGGAGGACGCCATCCAAAGCGGCCTCGAATACCTGGTGCCCCGGATGAAGAAGTGGAACATCCCGCTGACCCGAGTTTTGACGCACGCGGAAGTGGCACCCGGACGCAAGAACGACGTAAGCACCGCCGCCGCCGAAACCTTTGAAGCCCGCCTGTGGCAGGCGCTGAAGAACTGACATGGCCCTTGAATCACCAGTGCAACGCGACGGAGACGCCGGATTTATCGGCTTTGCCAGCCGATTGAACCCGCTGACCTTGCCGGCGGGCATGTTGCAGGACAGCGTCAACATGCGCCTCGACCGCGGCGTGGCGCAGACGCGCAAAGGCAGCAAGCGCCTCACCGACACCATCGGCACGACCGGCGCCCCGCTGACGCTCGACTTTACCCTCGGCGCAGACGTTGCCGTTACGTCAATCACCCGCAGCTCGACCACGGCGACCGTCACGGCGACCGCCCACGGCTTCACGACCGGCGACCAAGTGAACATCCGCGGCGCCGCGCAGGCGGACTACAACGGGGATTTCATCGTCACGGTCACAGACGCCAATACTTTCACCTACACCGTGAGCGGCAGTCCCACGACACCGGCCACGGGCACCATCGTCGCCAACAACGGCCCCGAGGTGCGCGACAGCTACGACGGCGGACTCTATGCCGCCGGGGTCTTTGCCTCGCAGAACTACGACAACGCCAACGAATATATCGTGCTGGCCGGTAGCGACAGCGCGACGCTCTGGCGGCAAGGTCAGTCGCCGGTCGCCAAGACCTACCCGACCAGTCCGGCAGAGAAGATCGAAGGCACCGACACGGTCAGCATCGTCCAAGCCTTCGACCGCCTCTATATCCTCCGCGAAGCCGACCGCACCGTGAGCGGATGGGAGCAAAAGCTGACGACTGCTTCCGGCATCACGGTCAGCTCCACGACGGCCACGGTTAATGTCACCGCCCACGGCTATCCGGCGGGCGCCCGGGTGCGCATCGAAGGCAGCACGACGCCGGCCTTTGACGGCCACGAATACGACATCGCCAGCAGCTCGACCAACAGCTTCACCATCACCGTCCCCAGCGGCACCGCCACGCACGCCGCCGCGGGGATCAAGGTGCGCCGGACAAAACCGCCGATCTATTGGGACGGCGGGAGCGGCAACTTTGTCCGCGCCTCGGCGGGTGTTCCCGCGGAAGGGGTGACTTACAAGCGCATGCGCTCGGTCGGCTGGGCCAGCTACATTCAGAACCGCCTCATTATCCCGGACGGCCGCGACCAGGTCGCCATCTCCGACTACCTCGACTCGGACCTTTACGATCCTTTCTGGCAATCGTTCCGCGCCGGTGCCGGTGGCGGCGATTTTGTGGTTGCCGTGCATCCGTGGGTGGAAGGATCGGCCTTGGTTTTCTGCCGCAAGAGCATCTGGCTGGCCACGCTGGCGCAATTACCCAGCACGGACGGCAGCTCGTTCGCCATCGACACGGCGGTAGCGAAGCTGGAACTCGTGACCAACGAAATCGGGTGCTCG